TTACCCTTACCACGACGGGTACGGGTTGCGATGCGGTTTGCTTCACGACCCATCAGGACTGCCAGAGCAGCGAACTCGTCAACGACGGAAGTAGGCTGACCAGAAACGGCGGACTGATCGAAAGTGTTAGCGGCGGTAGGTGTCGGCGGCAATGCACGCAGTGAACGCAGGATTTCCTGGTCGATTTCGACCGTGATTTCCTGAGCAACAGCAGCAAGCAGCTCTTCTTCAACGTCAACGCCATACTGATTCTGGGCATCGGTCTGAGCCTCGACGGTCCAACGAGCGGACAGACGGCGGGACTTAGCTTCGACAACCTGCTTCAGCATTTCCAGCTTGACGGCGTTACCAGGAACACCTTCCATCTGGGCGGTGAGGGCACCAGCAGGATTCGCCTTGACTTCGTTACCGGAGTAAGAAGCGGCAAGGTCACGAACGTGCAGGGGAGCCATCATTTCTTCGTTAGCCATCACGCCAGCACCGGCAGAAGTCGTACCATATACATAACGCAGGGTCATGATCTGGGAGACAGGTCCAGGCATCGGCTGCACGCCAACCAGTTCGTTAGCGATAACGTTAGGCAGCACACGGCGGATGATCGGCAGGATAACCTTGTTAAGGGTTGCGATGTTGCCGGTCGAAACTGCGGAAGCGGAAGCGTTCTCCATCAGCATCTGCTGACGAGCGACGAAATCCTTACGGGTGTTTTCAAGCACATAATCAAGGTGCTTAGCCTTCTTGCTGGACAGACCGTCCATCAAGGCTTCCTTAATCATCTGCCATTTCTTGTTTCCAGTAGTCATTGTTTTTATCCTCTCCAAAAGAGTTTATGTTTAATATTGTAAAAATATTTAGAAAATATGTGCTTAAACGGTGTTCTAACACACCGTTTTCGCACTTTTTATTATTCTAATCCCGACAGGCGCTTGATCTCAGCGATCTCGTCGTCATCGTTAACGGAACGTGTATCTTCCGTAAGTTCCTTCTTGGTACGCTGACCACCAGTCTTCAGCTCAACCACGGTCTCTTCCAGCTTCGTCTTTCTGGCAGCCGTAGGCTTGCTTTCGGACAGAATTTCAGGAAGGAAACGTTTGTAGGTCTTACCGAGGTCTGCGGTCTTGGAAGCTTCAAGAAGAGTTTTCATCTTCGCACGCTTCGCACCACCCAGTCCTTCAAGCAATTTAGCCATCTTCCTTGCACGGGCTACGCTCTCTTCGATCTTCTTGCGACCCACTTCAGATTTCTGGGCATGGGCACGGGCTTCTTTGATCTGCTTGATCGCTGAAGTCTTGACCTGTTCCAGTTTCTGCTGCGACTCTTCGAGTTTCGAAGTCAGAGCTTTGAACTCCTTGCTGCTATCAAAGAACTGGCGACGGAATGTGGTGTAGAATGATTCAAACACCTCACGACCGAAATCAGCCTCACGGGCGGCATGGATATCTTCACGAAGCTCTTCCAGAGCCCCCTGAATCTGAACGTTGACGATGTTCTCAAGAACAGCAGCCGCTTTCGCCTTGAACACTTTACGATCAGCTTCGGAACCAGCCTTAGCTTCGGTAATTGCTCGCAGGTACGCACGACGGTTGACCTTTTCGGACTCGTGCAGTTCAGACAACTCTTTACCTAGCACACCTTCAACCACCTTTTCAATAGAGGCGATGCGGTTTGCTACATATGCCTTGGCTTGCTCCTGGACACCAACGATCTTGGAAGCATACTCGCCTTTCAGCTTGTTAACTTCTTCGACACCGTTGCGGAACTCATTGATATGCTCAGTAAGCTCCTGCTCCAGGAATGTTTCAAGTGCGGCATGGATAGACTTTTTGTCTTGTGCATAACGCTCAGCAAGTTCGGCACGGATGCGCTTCTCCTGCTCAGCCTTGGCTTCCTCAAGAATCTCGTTAAAAGCAGTACCAACCTGCTCACGGGTTTCAGGAGTGAAGACTTCGCTTTCCAACAATTTTTTCAGGATGTGATCCATTGTTATTTTCTCCACGTAACATTATCTCTTACGTCTAGTAAGAATTTAGAAATCTCTTTTTGCAAATACTTTTGTGCTGCCGGGTCTTCATGGAAATACTTCGTAAGCGACATCGCTTCACGCCCATGCTTATTTGCTTCCAGGCTTTCAGCCAGGGTAGCAGTGGGGAATGCATTAGGGGCGGAAGGATTAGCCACGATGTCGATTGTGATAATGTCAAATTCACTAACGTTTCCGTCGTGACCGATGTTACCGCTACCACGTGAGCTAACACCAGGAACCATCCCAGCGTCAATTACTCCACGAACGATCAGACCGAGACCGGCGTTGATGATTTTCATCGTACCAACTCCGTTATTGCCTTCCATAGCCATCTCGGTGATCAAATGTGAAATTCTGTCAAAGTTGATATTCAGCCCTTCCGGGTGGTCAAGCTCACCAGCAACTGGTCCTTGATCCTTAATCCTCTCGTTGAGAGAGTTAACAGCGATCTCAATCTCACTTCTGGGATAAACCCTTCCGTTGTGATTTTGGGTAGCACCTTCCAGGAACAATCCTTTTAGATACATGAACCCGTCCGGCTTCGCAGCCTCTACGATCAGAGGCTTGCGGTCCGGGAGAATCATTTCTGTTAACAATATCTTTGACATATGTCGTTTCTCAGTTAATGACTTAAGACGGGATTAGTCGTCTTACTTGTCGTCCTTTTCCCAAGGAAGGTCTTTCTTCTTGTCGTCCTTGTCATCGTCCTTGTCATCTTCGTCTTTGTCATCTTCGTCTTTGTCGTCTTCGTCCTTGGACTCCATACGATAAGCCTTTCCAAAACCTTCTTCCATCTCGGCTTCCGGGTCTTCGCCTTCAAGGTCCAGGTCGAAATCAAATCCGCCCTCAGAATCCATATCCAGTTCCATTTCGTCGTCCATCTGCTGGTCGCCGAACTGGTCGCCGAACTGGTCGCCCTGTTGACCCATATCGCCCAACTGGTCGCCCTGTTGACCCATATCGTCCATCTGCTGGTCGCCGAACTGGTCACCGTCGAGGCTAAGCTCGTCGCCTTCCATGTCCGAACTACCCATGGCAGCGTCGTCCATACCCATTTCCAGGTCTTCGTAGTCCTGGTCGCCATCGACCATTTCTTCGTGGTCGCCTTCAGCGTCCATCACATACTCGCCGTCCATTTCAAAAATGGAGGAAAGGTCCAGTTCGCCTTCGGCACCCAGGATGCTTTCCAGGGTAGGCTCTTCAGCAGCAGCCGGAGCGGCTTCAGGAGCAGCACCGGTAGAGGTGTCCATGCTGGAGGGGTCGGTGTTAAGTTCTTCGAAGGAAATTTCCTCGGCTACGTCGGCCAGGGAACCTTCAGCGGCTTCGAGCTGATCCCACAGATCACGGGATTTTTCGAGAACCAGTTTGTGCAGGGAGCTGGCAGCCTTACGTGCTGCATTTTCGTTGACGACCTTCAATTCACCATCGTAGGAATAACCTTCGAAAATTGAATCAAGGATTTCGCCCATAAGCTTCTCATACTTCTTCATGTTGATAAACTCCAAATTCGGTTAAATTCTGCCGGAGACCCAGGGTTACCGGGGCGACACTCTTCATGTTTATTTAATATAACGCCTATTTTTGGTTGTAAAAATATGCAATTGGGGGCAGTTTTACCCGCTTAGAAGCCTAAGCCGCCACCCATACCGCCCATTCCACCACCATCATCTGGGTTTTTGTAGACTTGTTGAATCATTTTCAGACGCTTACGCTTCTCAACACGCCTGGACATTTGGGTTTTCCGAATGTCTCTAAGCATCTTCAGCGTGGCAACAGGGTCACCAGTCGGCTCTTCACCACCACCATATGTGCCATCGGTGTTGAACAATTTATCATCTGGTGTTTGCTCTTCAGCATCACCACTGGATTTCTCATACTGAGGGGCAACATCGGCAGACGTAAGCCCCGCTTCCATGAGGTCTGTAAACTTCACGCTCTTATCCTCCGACTCTCCCATACCACCGGCACCACCGACAGCTCCGGACATAGCCATTCCACCACCACCCATGTCCATACCACCAAGCTCGCCCATGCCGCCACCGTCCATGCCGCCAAGCTCTCCGCCACCGATATCTCCAAGACCACCCGGCTCGCCGATCTCTCCACCCATTGGGGGAAGGGCTCCGCCACCGAATCCGCCACCACCCAATACATCCTCGGCATTTCCGGCGACTTCCAGTGATCCAGTTTCTTCGATAACCATGCGCTCGTTCTCGACAATCTCGTCGTCGGTCCAGTTCAGGTATTTCTTGCGGGCGAAACGCTTACTGATGGAAGGATCATCCTTTATAGTAGACCACGTATTGATGTTGTCCTGGTCACGGGCGTTGCGCTTGTAATCTTCGTAATTGTCGGGCTCGACAAATTTCATAGTATAATCAGCGGACGACACGTTCACGTCCCGCATCTTATTATACAATTTGAACTCGAAATCGATCTCATTGATGATGTTGATCTGGATTCTCATGCAGAATTTAGAGAACTCGATTTCTTCCTGATAGGCTACCCCAACCCTACCATCATTAAAAATGGCACCACCATCGTCGGCACCGAGCATCCAGGAGCGGGGGACACGGAGTGCGGAAATCATCTTCTTAGTGAAGTATTCGAGATCGGGTGCCTGATCCCATGGCTGCCCTTCGAGGGTCTCGACCTTGGAACCACGCTGGTCGA